ACGCATTGAAATTGCGCGGTCGTGATATTGCCGGGAGTCATGGTGGCCTGGAATGTCGCGGGGTTGGCGGTTGGCGTTGGACAGGTCACGCCAACATCGCCGCCTGTCCGAGTCCACGCGAAGGTCACGCCGGTGCCGCCAACCACAGTCAGCAAGTGCGTGGCCGAAACAACCTTGGTCGCGCCGGTGCTGCCCTTGGAGCCATAGACGTTCTCGAAAAGCGGAGTCACCGCAAAGGTCGTGCTGGTATAGAAGCGGCGCAACACCGCGCCGGCATCGCGGATTTGGCCGGTTTTGATGGTGCGAAGGACGTTGCCGGCATCGCGCACGCGCAAGCCCTTGATGGTGCGGAGGGTCGCGCCCGCATCGCGCACGCGCACGCCCATCAGTAAGTCAGCCAGATATCGCCGGCTAGGCTGGTCGGGTCAGCCGCGCCCTCGGCGGTGAGGAACACGCGGCCCGAGTTCATGCCGGCGGTATTATGATAGAGATGCGCGCCCGCGCTGCCGCGTAGGATATTGCCGGTGACGGTGCCGCCAATCAACGGCAGCGGGTCGGGGATTCCGGTGGCGGATTTGAGCGCGGCCTGGTTCGCCAAAATGAGCAAGCCGCGCCCGTAAGCAGTAGTGGCCAGTGCGGCGATGGCCGTCAAGTCGGCATCGAGCGGCTGGTAACTGACGGCCGCGCCGCCGGTATCCGCCGCGCTCGGAATGTTCTGAACCAGGACGCCATCGGCATCCTTGACGGTCATGGAGTAATTGGCTTCGGCGAGGAATACCAAGGCCGGGTTCTGGCCATTGACCACCACCCCGCCCAAGGTGCGGAGCGGCTGGGCCGCTTGGATGGTCAGCGCATTATCCCAGAACAGTTGCAGCCGGTTCGCCGGGGTTTCCGGGTTGGTATTGGCGGCGCCGACATAGATATAGCCGGCATCCAGCAGAAAGCCGCGCCCGTCGAGGTAAAGCGGCAGCGGATTGACCACCTTTGTCATGTCGTAAGGATAGAAAAACCGGCGCCCCGGCGCGCTTGAACAATTGCACTAGGGCTGCGCCTATTGCGCGGGCGCCATGTCCGGCACTTCCAATGGCGCCGCTGCCGGTGCCTCGGCCGGCTGCTCTACCGGCTTCCCGCCGGTTTGCGCATAATTCAGTATCGCCTCGCGCAGCGTGGTCAGTTCGGGCGCCATCCCGGCGTGCTTGGTAATCAGCTTGTTCAGCAGGTTGGCTTGCGTTGTCAGGGCTTCCGGCGAGGCATCCTTGCCCGCCTTCTGCGCGCCGCGCGCCATTTTCATAAAGCCGGTCGCCCACTTCATTGCATCCGGGTTCGTCCACATTTTCGCCATGACATTGGCGCCGCCCGCCACTGCCGTCATTTTGGCCGCCACCGGCAGGAATATGGCCGGGTTGAACAGCAGTAGGGTCAGCGGCGAACCGGCGATGCCGCCGGTAATCAAATCCTTGCCAATCCGGCCCGACCGGAGCGACTTCTTTTCCCCCATTTCGCGCAGCACATCGGCGAAGCCATCAAGGTGCTGGCGCAATTCCTTGTTCGCCGGGCCGAACACCACATTTTTGGCCTCGGGCGACATGTTATCGAAGCCCTTGACGAAAGTTTCCGGGTCAAACTTCCCGGCCTTGTGGCCAAGCATCTGCATCATGCCATGGGCGATTTCGCCGCGCTCGGCCGGTTGCAGCGATTTCCACACCGCGTTGATGGCCTTTAGGTTGCCGCCACCCTTGCCTTCCTGAACCATGGTGCGGAATTTCGCGGCAGCCGCTTCCGGCTCGGCTTCCATCCGCTTGCCGAAAATGTTCTTCCACGCATCATCAATCCGGTCCTGGCCTTCCTGATAAAGTTTGTTGGCGTGTTCAAATGCCTTCAATGCTTCCGGGCCTTGGGCCTCGGCGGTTTTCCGCATGTCCTCGGACAGCGCGCCATAAAGCTGTTTCAGGTCGCCGGACTCGGCGCCCTCGGTCCACTGCTTTTTGCGCAGTTCGCGGCCAACATCGGTGCGGAATTGCTTCAAGTCCGGCCAGCTAAGCCCCGGCGATGGCACGGTTTCCATGATGGGCTGCCCGGCTTCGTCAAGCGCGCCTGTCGGCACCTGCTTGTCGCTCAGCGCGTCCCGCCACTTGGTCAGCAGCGAGTCCTCTTGCGCGGCGGCCATTTCAGGGTTGGATTCATATTTGCCGGTCAGTTCGGCAAGCTTGGCGCGCGTCTTGTCCAGCACGCCATTAACCTTGTCGCCAATCGGGATGGCCTCGTAGGCGTCCTTACTCGCCTTCTCGAATTCGGTTTCCCAAACGCCCTTGCCGCGCTCAAGCGCCACGCCGGTTGCGCGGAAATCGGTCGGCTCGCCAAACTTCCCGGCCACGCGCCCGGCCGCCTCGGGAACCTCTGCCGCCAGCCTGTCGCGCGCCGCCTGTGTCACATGGCTGCTGCCCGGCAGATAATCCAGAATCTTTTCAGCGGTGCGCGCGACCGGGCCGCCCACATCGCCGCGCGACAGGTCAAGCCCGTATTGCGCCGCGCGCTCGCCCAAGTCCGCTGCTGCCGGCGGCGCCGTGGTCTGAGCAAGCGCTTGGCGCGAAGCGCGGTTGGACAGGATATCGCCAACCTTGTTTGCGCCCATGCCAAGCAGCCCGGCAGTGCCAGCGGCCAACGTCCCTTGCGTCAGCATGTTGGCGGGCGCCTCGGCCAGCGTATCGCTGGAACCTAGGCCATAGCCGGCACCATAAGCGCCAGCCGTCCCGGCCATCCGCAACGGGGTCGTCGCCTCCCCAACCGGCAGAGCAAGGCCAGCGGCAAGCTGCCCGCCGCCATACAACCATTGATGCTGCTCTTGGGCGCGGCGGTCGGCTTCATTGGCAATCGCCAATTCGCTTTCATAGTCGCCCTTGCCCAACAGGCTGCGGGCGCCCGCAATCAGTTTTTGCGATGTTCCCATTGACAGAATATCGGCGGCGCCAGCGCCGATTTGGCCAATGGCGCCGGTCGCGTCAACGCGGCGCTGTGCTTCGGCCTGCTGTTCGGCGGTCAGGCCAGGAACCGCCTCACTGCCCGGCACAAATTTGCCGCCCGCTGCATCCCGCGACTTCACAATGTCCTCGGCATTTGAAATGTCGAGTTTGGGATTCAGGGCGCGCATGAAATTGCGCAAATCGTCGGCCGACGCCTTCGGGTTGGCCGTCATAAAGGCATCGTAGGCGGCTTGCTCCTGTTCGCTCAGCGGGTTCTTTGTCTCGGGCGGCACATTGCCGGAAAAGCCAATATCGCCGGGACCGGGCGGCTTTTCTTCCTCGGACGGCGGAACGTAATCGGGCTTGTAATCGCCAGCGCGTTCGCCGGCCAAAGCGTCAACCGCCTCTGGGTTATAGCCCTGCTTAAGCATGAAATTATATTCGCGCGCCGTCGCCTTGCGAATGAGTTCGCGGCGGCGAGACAGGTTCCGGCGGATTTCCTTCGGGTCCATGTTCGGGGTGACGGTGGCCTGGTCGTAGGATTTCTTCTCGACCGGGGTTAGCGCCGAACCATACAGACCGTGGCGAATTGCCATGTCGGTCTGGTAGAAATTTGACCACCAATCGCGCTGGCCCGGAGTGCCAACATCGCTGAACAGCGCTTGGACTTGGCTTTCAAGGCTGCCGGTCAGCGTGTTGCCGCCAAAGTCATCTTGGAACGAGTCAGTCGCATTTGCGAGCGGCTCGTATTGGTCCCTCGGGATGGTGAATCTCTTGGCAGCCCATTCCGAGACGGGCTTGCCTTCGACTGACTCCGGCTTGAAGCCTTCCGGCAAGTCGGGCTTGCCTTCGCTGCTCATAAAATACGGGAATCGAACGTCCAGCCCGTATTTCTTTTTGTCGTCGGCCGACATGGGCGTGTAGGACGTTTTTGGCTGTGGCTTTGCGGGAGGCGGCCGAAGCGAATAACCCTTGGGTAAGGCGCCCGATGGGGCAGCAGCCGGGGCCGATTCCGGGGCTTCGCCGCCTTCAAGCTGCGCCATCAAGGCAGGGTCGGTTACGCGTTGGAGCATCAGGCTGCTACCTCAAACCAATCCGTTGGGTTCGGTCCCAACTTGACATATTTCTTCCCGCCAATGGCCTTGGTCGGCCGCCCGCCGCCAGCCGCCCGAACGCGGCTTTCAACGTGGATATGGTCGCCCTCATTAATCACATCGGCATTGGGAAACATTTGCCGAAGCTTCACGCCCAATTCGTTCATTTTCATGCCCTTGGGCGGGGTGAAATCGCGGGCTTGGTCGGTCATGTGCATCGAGCCGGTCACGCCGCCGACGCGTTTGTTGTCCTCCGGGCTGCGAAGGCCGCTGGTCACGGTCACGCCAGGAATTGCGTCTTTGACCGTCTTTTCAATGTCCGGGCCGAACAACGCGCCAGCCGGGCCGCTGGTCGCTGGCGCGGGCGCGGGCGGTGGCGTGGTGCCGCCGCCGCCAAGGCGCGGCAAGGCACCAAGCGGCATTGAGCCGACGATATTGCCCTCGCTGTCATAGACGGCCGAAAGCGGGCCTTCGATGCTGTGCTGGCGCATCGCGGCGGCCCGAACCGGGTCGTTCTGCTGGTAATACCGATAAGAGCGAACATCGGCCGGCAAATCCTTTTCCTTCGGCATCAGGTCGCCGAACGTCTCGTCATATTTCGCCGCATCGCCAATCTTGGCATACATGTCGGCGGCCATCAGCTTGGTCGCCTTATCCCAATCTTTTGGGTCCTTGGATTCCAGCAGCGTGGCATAGGCTTCGTGTTCGGGGCTGCCGGTCGTGGTGGCCATTTCGCGCAGCAGCGCCGCCGCTTTGGGCCGGTCGGTCATGGCCAGCCTCACCATTTCCGAACCCTGCAACAGCCCGCGCTGCTTGGTCGCCGCGTCCTGAATATCCCAACTCTGCTTATATTCCTGCGCAATCTCGGGAAACTCGCGCATGACGGCGGCAATGTCCTCGGCCTTCGGCAGCGGCCCAAGGCCAGCTATTCGCGCCTGCAACTGCGCTTGGCGCTGGTTTTTTGTGTCCTCCTGCCGTTCCTGCAACCCGATTTGGCGCCGTTGAACATCACGCAGTTGGGCCTTCATCTGTTGGTCGGCATAGTCCGGCACCGCGTTGGCCGCGTAATTAATTGCGCCCGAGTAATCGAGCGGCTGATAGCCGCCGACCGGCATCAATAGCCTCCGCGCGTGCTATTCGACAGGAAGCTTCCCTGTGGATTGTAGGACATGGGGCCGGGGATGCCGGCATAGGGCGGAGTCCAGCCGCCGCCGCCGCCCATGCTGCCGAAGCCGCCGAAGCCGCCCATCCCGCCCGATTGCGCGGCCGGGGCGGCGCCAAAAATGCTGTTCATCATGGCCGTCATGTCAAACGGGGCGCCGCCCGCGCCCATTGCGCCAAAGCCGCCACCCGCGCCGATGCCGCCCGCAATCGCCGCTGCCGCCTGGTCGCCAAAGCTGCCGATGTTCTGCCAGTTGCGCGCGGAGATTGCGCCGCGCGTGAGATAGTCCTGTGCCTTGGCTTGGCCCTGCCCGACTTGGAGATTGGCGATGTTGTCCGCCAGTGCTTGCCGGAATTGGCCCAACTGCCCGGTCATGCCGGAACCTAGCGTGGTGAGATTGCCCAGATTGCCTAACTGCCGGTCAATCGTGGTGGCCAGCGTGTCGGCGCCGAAATCGGCCAAGCCGCGCTCGGTGTCGCCGCCGCGAAGTCCGCCGGTCGCCGACGCGTTCTGCAACAGCGCTTCCTCGCCCCGGCGATAGAGCGATTGGTAGAACGGCGAATTGCGTAACTGGTCGATTGCCGCTTGCTGCTGCTCGGCGCCGCCAAGCCCGACCAAATTGCCGTAGCCGCCAAGCGCCTGTGTCCCGGCATCAACATATGGCTGGTATTGGGCTTCGGTTTGGCCGAACCGCAGCCGTTCCTCATCCATCGCCTGCCGGATGCCCTTGGATTGGGCCTTCTCAGCCTTCTTTGAAGCCTTTTTGGCTTTGCTGGCGCCAATCAATCCGCCGACAAGTGAGAAAAGTGCCATTGGCCAAAGATAGACCGTGGAAATGCCCGCCGCATTTGAACAACTGCGCGAGCGCAAAAGAGTCGATTCAGGTCAGGCGGATTTTCAGCGTGGTGCCGTCCCGATACATACCGCCAATCGGCACGCCAGCGGCAGCGGCATCCGGGTTGCTGGCCGCGTTTATCAGTCCCGACAGCAGCGGCTTGACCAACTGCTTGTTATAGAGGGACGCGGCATAGGTGTCGCTGATGAGCGTCCCTTCGCCGGGCAAGCCCAAGGTGATGTTCGCTGGCGGCACGAATTTGACGCTGTTGGCCGTCACGCGCGCAACCGTGTTGTCGACATTGACCTTCACGCTGCCGGCCGTAATCGCCAGCTTGGTGCCATCGCCACCGGACAACAAAAATTCGTTGGTCAGGTCGTCATTGGGCGACAGGGTAACAACCGTGGCGTCCTGCAATCGGCTGGTCGCGGTGACATTGCCGCCGACCACTTCCGCCGTTTCCGCGACTAGCCGCGCCTGAGTTTCAAAGGCGGACAGCAAGCGGGGGTCCTCGCCGAAGTATTTTTCGAGCAAATCGCGCGACACAAAGGCTTCATGCTCTGCCATCAGGCGGCCAGCGGGCTAAGCCTCGCCTCGCACGCGGCGAAGCCGGGAAGGGCTGCACTAAAACCCCTAAAGCGCAGCCCTAGATAATTGCGGAAATTCTGCCGGGGCCGCCAGTGCAGCCGAAGCGTATGCTGGCCGGCCACGCCCATCGGTATCGCGCGCTCGCTGGTAAAGGTTTCGCCGTCCCGCGTGAGGCTCAGCCAGGCGGTGCCGTCAACGCCCGCCGGGGCGCGGCCGGGCAGCCCGACCAATTCAACCGCGTGAAGGATGCCGCCCTTGCCTTCGTTATAGACAAGCCCGCAATCAAACCGCCACTGCGCGCTTTCGCCGAAATGGGTGTTCACCGCCTCGGTCAGTTCGCCAAGCTGGGCGGATTCCGTGTCGCCGACAATGATGCGGCCATAGGCTTCAATTGAATCGCGCAGCCGGTAGGGCTTATTGACGCCGCTCTGCGCGTGATACCAGACCACATCGCCGGCATCCTTGGTCTGGTTTGACAGGAACACGAGCGTCTTGGTTGGCAGATGGACGAACAGCCGCCGCTCGGCCCGGTTGGTCCGGTTTTCCAGCACAATAGCGGTCGGGTCGTCCACCTTGGCCAGTTCATCATCAATCGCGCGGCTGGATATCCGCATGGCGCTACCGGCACCGGCCAGATAGACGCCGATGGCCTCATTCCTGGCGCTGCCGACAAAGGCGAAGCTGTCAGAGTAAAGGCACTTGGCCATCGGCCCGACACAGCCAACCGGGATGGTCGCGCCGCGCTGGGTCTGGAAGGGAAAGCCGCTGCCGCCAGCGTTGCGGAAAACCTGGATGGTGTGGCGGCCCAGCACATAGGCTTCGTTGCGGCACTTAATCAGCCCGGTAATCGGGTCGGGGTCCTCCTCAGCCGCGCCATATTTGAGCGGCTTGATTTCCATCGGGTTGTTCAGTTCGGTAACGACAACGTAGCTGCCGTCTGTCGACATGAAATAGCCGTCTATCCAAATCACATCATTGCACGCAATCAGGTCAACATCGGTGACTTGGGTAAGCGCCGTTTCATCCCAATAATACAGCCGGTTTTCACTGCGCACGGCCAGCCGGTCGGGGCCGATGGCAAAGGTCACTGGCCCGCTGCCGCCCACATCGCCCAAATCGTCAATCGTGCCGCCCCGGCGAAGCCGCACAAACCGCGTTCCCATGACGCGATAGTGCATGTCGTTGAAATAGACGCCGCCCCGGTTAATCCCCGGCCCGCTGACAATGCCAACCGCGCCAGCCGTGGCGCGAAGCTGGCCTTTGTTGATTTTGTTATCGAGCGAAACCGGCTCCAGATTGAGCGGATAGCTTTGGCGAAACTCCGCTGTCTCATCCCCATAGATGCCGGAAAGCAGCGGGACCTTCATGCTACGGCACCACTGCCGGCGGATTCAAATCCTCGGCTGTTTCGTGGAAATAGGGGCCGAAATAGAGTCCCTGCTTATTGCCCAAGCCGCGCGGGGTCTGGGGGTCGTGGGGCATGGTCGGGATGCTGGAATAATGGGCTTCCAGCAATTGCAGCGAACGCGTCAGATTGCCCTTTGTCTCGACTGAAATCTGGGCGCCCATCATCGGCGCGACCCGCAACGCCAGGAAGCTTGCCACCGTGTTCAGGGTTTCAAACGGGATGCCGCTCAGTTCGTCGGGATTGCCGGTGCCATAGGTCGGCTGGTTATAGCCAAGGTCAATGCCGCGCAGCGTCAGCCATTCGGCCATCATCGCATTGAGCCGTTGCAGCGCGTCGGCCACTTCCTCGGCGGTGCGGCCGAATTCGTAGCCGGCCATGGCACATTCGCTAAACGCCAATTCGACTATCTGGCGCTTGGGCGGGCCTTCGTCATTGATATAAATCGTAATCGGCATGGGCGCATTTTAGGGCGCGGGCGCGCTCAGCGCTTTTCGACAATTGCGGATGGGTGGCGGGATTTCTGCGCTCGGCTCCCGCCCGGCCGTTATTACCCGGTTTTAACCGGGTGCCTCATTGCTTAACCGGCATCCTTTGGTTCGGCTTCCGGTTCCTCTGGCAACTCATTATCAGGCCGGGGCTTCTGCTGGCCCGGTGCGTCCTCCTTGCCCAATCCGGGCGAATCCTTGTCCTGTCCCGGCGGTTGGCCGTGCGGGTGTTCGGTCTTACCGTTCATGCTTGATACCCTTCGTCAAAAAGTGAGGGATTCCGAAACGATTGGCGAAGGCTTTGCGCCTCACTTTTTTCGGGCCGCCGCGTCGGCAGGACTCCGGCCGAAATCGGCCCGTTCATCATCCTGCGCTTTTTCTTCCTCGGTCTTGCGCGGGCGGCCGGGGCCGCGTTTGGCTTCCGCCTTTTCGGCCAGCGCGGCAAATTCTTCCTCGGCCTTGGCCGTGCGTTCGCCGGGGTTCTTTTTCAGCGCCGGGGCGCCCTCGGTTTCGGCCGCCGGGCCGGGAACGCTCGGGTCCTCATGGCGCGGTGGATTGCCAAGCGGCAGCGTCACCTTTTCCTCGGCGGCGGCATTGACTTCTGCCACTTCCGGGGCGGTTTCGGGCAAGCGGTCAGCGCGGCCAGCCTGCCCGGCAAGTCCCTTGCTCCAATCATGGTCGACCGGGTAGCCGCCTTCGGCGGTCGGCGGGTCGCCGCCTTCCTGATAGGCCAGCTTGGTGCTGGTCGGGTGTTCATGCCAGCCGTCACCAATCGCCTCGGCAAATTCTTCGTCGTCATTGACCACAAGGGTGTCGACGTTCAGTTTTTCATCGAAAACAACGGCTTGGTCGCCCTGCTTGTAGAGCATCTTGGGATAGTTGCCGCTCATCGCATCGTCCTTTCTTCGCGCCAGAGTCGTGCGCTTCCCTAGGTCTGACTGAACAGTTCAACGCCCGCCATTTCGGGGTTGGTCAGCGCCGTGCCAAAGTCGATATCCCACCGGCCCTTGATGGACAGGTCGTTGATTTCGCCCTGCCGCGCATAGGTAATGCCGATGCCCAACTCGGTCGTGGCGCGCATGACATTCCAGCCGTCCTCGGGGTCAACAACGAAGGAACCAGGAACAAGCAGCAGCGCGCCCTTCACAAAGAACGGGTTCAGCGGCGCGGTGGCGGTATTCAGCCAAGTGATAGCCGCGCCGTCAGCCGGCGTGGCGGTCACATTCTTATATTCCTTCTCGGCCGTGGTGCCGCCCTGTGCCGAAATAATCGCCGGGTAGATGGTGATAACGCCAGCGCTCGGCTTGGCGACAACCCGGAAAGTCTTAAGCTGCCCGGTGTCCTGCTTGGTAATCATGTGAACAGAGTTGACGCCAAGGATGGTGAACGCATCGCCCACCTTGATGGCCGCATAGACGGCGGCGGTGATGGTCAGATTCTGGCCGCGATTGTCCACATTGCTGATTTCGCCGGTCGTGGCCGTCGAATAGGCTTGCGGGACCCAGAATTGGTTCGCGCCGGTAACGGTCGTAGCGCCGCCGCCGGCCGCTGCCAGCCTGATGCTCTGGTCGTTTTTGAACACATCGAAACCGGCAATATCAATGCCGATATTGGCGCGGCTGTAGGCGCTCTGCACTTCGCCACTAAAGGTCTGCCGCGAAGCGAGATTGCCGGCCATCAGGTTGGCCACGCGCGGCGCGGCGAAATAGAGCCGGTCGGCCAGTGGCACGCCAACCTCGGTGAACGCTGCATCGGCCAATGCGATATCATCATAGCCGGTCGGCGCCGTGGTCTGCTTGATAACCACGCTGCCCTGCAATGCGACCGTGTTGTAGAGCGCCAGGTTTATGTCGCTCGCAAGCCGCTGCTTGGCCGCCGTTCCCTTGTTATTGAGATAATTGGTGTTGCGGAGATTTTTGCTGGTCAGCTTGATGGGAACCGACTTGTGGAAGCCGATGCTGACCGGAACGGACAGTTCAATGCCGTCCTGAAAATTGGCGGTCTGGTCAAAACCGTCAAA